GATACAACCGCATTAGAGTTAATTGATTTCTCCCAGATGGTGCCATTATATACTACCCAGTCGCCCTCTGCGAAAGTAATATCACCAGAGCCTAAGTCTTGCGTTCCTGCGACAGATGTTAAATAAATATCTCCTGCATCGCCCGTGCCGTCAGCCAGACTTGGAATGTTAGTTGTAGCGTTCCAAGTTCCTTTGAATTCCATTACAGTTGACGGAAGTTGCTCTGCTAGTATTTTTCCGCCCTGATCTAGTCCGGCCACCCCGTTATTGGCATTCTTTTCTGATTGTTGTATGGCTGTATTTATCAGTTCGTGGTTAAACTCTTCTTCGTGGCCATCAATTGCTTCTCCGGCGGTCCCAATTAGATCATATAATCCAGCGTGTGGTCCCCAGCTATAGGCAGTATTATAATTATTGTGGTTATATGTGCTTTCGTGGTCGCTAATCATCTCTACCGCCGTCCCGCTAGCGTCTGCTCCAACTTGCTCTGCGGTGGTTTGATGAGGATTGTTCTTGTCGTTAATATGAGTATCTGCCTTTTGGTTAACTTCTTTTAATAGGTTTTCTTTGGTGATTTTGTATGTTTTTCCGTTGCTTACCACAACCAAAAGTCCAGCATCGGCTAACGCGCTTAACGCCTCAAATTCGCTTATTTTTTTATTTTCCGGTCTACTCATACGATAAGAATGATTTTTTATCCTCTGTCATAATAAATCCGCACTGCTCTGCCATTATCAGCCCGCCAATCATTTCAAATATACCTATTCCGGTTTTGCTCCCGTATGGCGACGTTTTTCCCCTGAATGGAGATAATGACGGAATATAAGGTCTATTTTGTCTGGGGCACTGGCTCATATTAGGTTTTTATTCGGGGAGAGGCAATCAACCTCTCCCCAATAAATATCCAATCTCAATCGAACTAGCTTTGTGGTCCAGTTCTTAATACACAAACAGCTTCAGGTAATGCCGCTACATAACCAACCCTCTCTTCGGCACGGATTGCCAACATATCTTCCTCGGCTAAATTGATGACCGTGGTGCCGTCACCGTCGGTGATGGTGGCCTGATCTAACAATTTAACACGGATTTGCTGTTTATCCCCGAAAATGGCCGCTAACTTCATATTACCGAATGCCACAAATGGCTTTTGGTATCCAGTTAGTGTCTTGCCCGGTAAAGCGTCGGTTAATTCAATCGGATATCCCAATAGGTCTTCAATTGCCTGTCTAGTCGGTGGCAATAAGAATTGTCCCTTGCCGTCTGATGCGGTTACTGCATCGGTTCTAAGTTTCCGTAAATATGAGAATACTGTGCGATTCATATAATACTTAGCTCCCGGTAAGGCTCCTGATGGGATTTCGTCTTGCATATCAATTAACTTTTCGAAGGTGATTCCGGATACTCCAGCTCCGGCTGGTAAATTAACCTTTTTGACGCTAGCATTGTTCATAATGCCAGTCCAAGGAGATCCAGTGCCCATAAAGAATTGCAAGTCCTCTTCTTTGGCTACCGCCTCAGCGAATAACTGAGCAAATAGCTGAGTGATATTAACCGCGCTATCCTCTAACAATTCCTCGGTGAATGGAATAATTGCGGCCAATTTCTTTAGTGTCTGGGTGACCAAACCAAAAGTAACATTGGTTCCGCCTTTCTTCCCTTTTTCGTTGACCCAGCTGAGGGTGACACTAGATGCTAATGTAGGGATTTTGCGAGTATCACCGGCTCCGGTGAATGGCAAATACATAAAGTCTCTACGTGCCAGACCATATTGGGTCTCGGCGATGCGAAGAACTTCAGCCTGTAATTCCTCTGGCACTAAATATCCGCCTTTAGCGTTGTCAGTGGCTTCATTGGCTGTGGTAGTGTCAGTTTTAACCTTATAGTCTTTTAGGAATTCTGTGTCGCGATTGATTAACGCCTTAAAGAAGTTCCGCACCTCGTCCTTGTTTTTCTGAGTTTCGCCGCTGTTGATCCCGGCTTTACGCTGTGCTTTTGCCCCGGCGAAAAACTTGGCTACCAACGTATCGGAAATTTTTTCGATCTGGGCACTAACTTCTTCGTTAATTCCTTTAGAAATTAACTGCCTTAATGCTTTTTCGTCCACGCCCTCGTCCTCTTCGTTGTTTTCCTCATCAGATTCGTTGGTCTCTTCTTCCTCTTCTTCTCCTTCCTCAGCTAGCTGTTTGTCATAAACAGATTTCTGATTGGGAGATAATAAGCCTTCGTTGTCTGCAAGTAATGCCCTTTCCTCATCTGTTAATGATTTAAGGCCATCCTTCATAAACTTGGCTATAATTTTTGCAATGTTCATACGTTTTAGGTTTATTTTTCTATCAGGCTTTTTTGCTTTAGCAATCGCCTAATAGATTTGTTAATTAGTTTTGTGGAGTAATATCCACGGCGGCCCTGGCCAACAGGGGTTTCGACCTTGCTTATCGTTTTGGCTATATCCGTCCTTATGTTTTGTTCATTTAGGCTATTGATTGTTTTTTCTATCATCATTCTTAGTTGCTTTTCCTGCTCTTCTCTCTCCTTTTCATTTCTTTCTTCGATAATTCTGGTGATTGGTGCAGTGTCTATTCCTTTGCTTCTGGCCAACGCTTGCATATTAGCAGGTATATTACAGCAACTGATTTCTAGTAAGACGTTAGTTTTTAGCACGTATACATCATTTACTCCGTCATACTCGGCTTCATTGTTGTAAAAGCCTGCCGAGAAGGCTCTCATATACTTGCCTGCGTATAATCTATACAGCGTCATCGCGAAATCGTATTCGGCAGCGGCAAACTTGACTCCACCTGCTAGCACCATATTACCGTTTGGCACGCCGTTCAAAAACATTCCCTCGTCTTGAACTTTAATGTCAACGCCTTGCCCTACGGCTGGCTGATAGTGATCGTGGGAGAATAAAATGACCGGATTAGTGTTAAATACGCTTAAATCCCATCCGCCTTGCTCCACCTTTTCGCCGTTCCAGTCTTCATTGTCAGTAGAAAATACGCCGTATATAATATACTGCTCATCATCTATTGCTTTGGTCTTAAAATTAACCATTTTCTTAATCATCGTGTCCTCGGCCCCGATATTAGAATTTTTTTGTTTATTCATATTATTATTATAACATTTTTATTTAATTTTTACAAATCACCCCATAGCTGGTCCTATCACGCACCGGCAATTCGGTTCAGACGGATATTTCAACCCATTAGAGAATAATGCGTCTACTTCTACTATCTCGCCGTCTAATGCCATATGCTCTGGCCTGGTGCGATCATCTTTGGTCGCGATCCATTCTTTATGTGTTGCTACTTCACTTTGTCTGTAGGCTTCTAGCATACCTTCATTGTTGGCGGCGGTCGATTCTGTTCTGGCTATTAAGTCGCTTCTCCACAATGGAAAATCTTGATACACGCTGCTGATTCGATCGCTTATCTGTGTCATACCTTCTCCGGCTTCTAGCCCCGCACTAATAGCTTCGTTAATTTTTGCTCTGGTAGTCTGATTAACTTCCAGCCCGAATTGCTTGGCTCTAGCCTTTAATGCTATTTGAATTGCTGGTGTTAGGTTAAATGTTTTTTGCGGATTGACCATCGATAAACTTTCTACCGCTGATGATTGTAAAAATTCTGTGATGAATGGAAATGCGAATTCTGCCCAGATAGCACTTTCCTCATTAAAAAATTCTTTTATGGTGTTCTTTAACTCCCGGCTCATTCCTTTAGATTTAATATCTTTTGTGATCTTATCTGATAATATAGCCAATAGTTTATTTTGTTGTTCTGCCGCTTGACGATCTACCGCCGATTTCATTGTCTTGGCTCTCTGATCTATCGCCTTAATGATCATATCAGCATATTGCTCTCGTAATTCTCTTTGAATTAGTCCAACCGTCTTTTTGCCCACCTTTGCTTTTAGGGATTTTTGTGCTTCTCTTATGATTTTTAGGTTCTCGGCGGTGTCAATTTTGAATTCGTTGGTTAATTGTTTGATCATTTCTTCCTTAAGCGCCAATTTTTTATATAACAATCCTCTTCCCTCGAATACTTTCCTTCTGGCTCTTTCAGCTTCAATTTTTTGACGTTCTTCATATTTATTCCGGATCATCTCTCGCGTTTCTGGGGTTAATCCGCCAATTGGCACTAAACTGAGTGGCATATATAAAACATCTCCGCCCTCTATTGGTACTCTATTCTCTTCCGCCCTAACCTCA